GGGGTATTGAGAATCAATAACAAATACATAACGTAATTTTCCACTCCACGCAGCATACATAGATGAAAAATAAGACAAGTGGGTAACAGGGGCATTAGCAAGGGTTGTTGAATTAAAATACATATGAGCAACAACAGGGCTAACAGGTATATCAATAGACATGGTAGACAATTGTGGGTTAGTAGTAGGGAAAACACCAGTATTAGTAGTTAGAAATTGGGTTCGTCTTAACAAATCTTTAATATGTACATAGGATTGTCCAATATCAGGCATGACTTGGACAGGGGTAGGGTTATCAGAAATTTGCAAAGCAGCACCAGAATCACCAGATTCTTGTTGGGTTACAGGGTCAATATTATCCAAATCCTCAGATTCAGTTTCATCTAAAGCCTGAGCTTCAACATCCATTGAATCATCATCAGAGATAAACAAAGTAGGGGTATTAATTGGGGTGTAGGCAAATCGATCAATAGTTTTTATGGGGAGCATAAATTCCATATCATCACCACCACGCACCCAAAGATTAATATCAATGGAGGCAGCAGTATCAACGGGAGCAACTAAGGGGTTCAAAACATTAAGATAAATCATTCCAGCAGAGTGTCCGAAACCACGGACAGTACTATAAGCATCTTGAGTGGGAGCAAGTTGATCAGCAAGGGGATAAGTATTTTTCCAAGGAGTATCAGAATTAAAGGGTATAGTATATTTCAAAACATGAGTTTCATGTAGATCAAAGACAGCAGAATTTAATTGAAGAAGTTCGGTGTTATTAGGTATAGTATTAACAGAATCATACAAAATGGAAGGGGCAGCAGTGTATCCAAAGAGCAAACGTCCAGTATAAAACTCATTCGCAACAACTCGCAATTCAATTTCAATCGTGCCACGCCAACGGTAAAAGTGTGAAGCAACAGCTTGAAGCCAGGAGGGTTGTATAACAGATCCAGAAAGATTCGTACCAAAAGAAGAAGGGCAAACTTGATAGGAAAAGATGTTAGCATTAGCATTATCAGAAGTACTCCATGAATAAGTAAAGATCATAGAAGGTTTGGTTACAAG